CAGGGGCTGCACCACACCGCTAGCCAGGAAGGCATCACGCTGCGTGGTTTGCTCGATGACGTAAGGCGTAAAAACCTCTGGGATGATGATGTCAGAGCGAAGAGTCGCCATGATTCATCTCGGGGAAATGGTTTACGGTGTGGGCGCAGCCCCAGGCTCTGTGTGGCGCAGCCATCACGAGCAGACACTCAAATACTAACGGTTAGCTGCAGCTTTCATCCGCTCATACAGGTCACGATCTGTACGGAACAGTCGCGCCTGCTCAGTTAGGTTGAAGCTATCACGGCTGAATGGGTTAGCCATGCCTGCCGGAATGCCGCCAGTGCTGGCGCCAGCTGATGGTGCGCCACTACCTTGTGGCTTGGGTTGCTTTTGCATCCATGCTGGCAGCGTCTTCGCCCACTCGCTAACGGGCGTGCGCTGGTAGCCGTCAACCACTACCACGGTGCCATCAGCATCACGCTCGATCTGATCGGCGCTCAGCTTGGTCTTTAGCACCATGTCTGGGTCATGCACGATGTCAGCCAGCGCCGTTACTGCTGGTGTGACGAGCTCCAGTTCGCGGACTCGCGCTTCAAGTGTGGCAATGCGCTGGTCCTTTTCCGTCGTCGCCTCACGGAACTGTTGCTCCAAAGCCTGTCGCGCTTCTTGGTATTTGCCTTGTGATTCAAGCTGCTGTTGCTCGTGATTGCGCTTGAACTCCAATAGCTCATTTACATCAACACCATCTGGCAACGCTGGCGCTTTCTTGGCAGCGCGTAACTCAGCGATCAGCTCTTTATTCTTGCGCTCAAGCGCCTCTACACTGCGTTGCAATGCGTCGTTGTTGTCGCCCCCAACAGCCGCAGGCTCCTGGGTTTGTGTTTCATCAGACATGGATAAGCCGCAGGCTTAATTACGCTGGCATCGTAATGGCGCGTAGCGATCGTGTCAAAGCGTGAATGGGACACCCCAATCCGTGAGCCATGGAATCTCTTGATTAAGCAGTGCCTTGATGCAGTAGATCGCCATGAGCATCTGTACCGCAGTAGCGGCAACGGTTGGCATGCGGCTAAAGCTCAGGATCTGCGGTGGTACGTTGCTGAACTGAAGAACTGGATTCACCGGCAGGAAGCAGCTACCATTTCACCTTGTCCGCCCAAAACGCCGGAGACATCTTGCCGCGAGCAATGTTGCTAGCGTGCCTTGCCTTGAATGATGCCCGCCTGGCTTTGTCTGCTGCTGACTCGTCTTTGCGTGGCGGGCTGCCGCTGACACCCTGCTGACCGAATCGGATCAGTTTGACGGTTTCGCCTTCCTTAGCCAATACTGCATGAGATTTGGTCGGATGGCCTGGCGTCCGCTTGGGTTTGTTGTAACCCTCAAACTGCTCGCCGCGGTAGGTAATCATCGCCGTGGCGCAGGTTTCAGCTCTGACCGCTTTTTAATGACCGCGTTGCCGGTTGACTCGGATTTGATTCGTACGATCGGATCATCCATGCTGCCGACGCGGGTGACGCTACCGCCACCTTGCGTTGGTATGGTCGCGCGTTCGCCACCAATGCTGGTAATTACGCCAAACGTGCGCGTGCCTTGATAGCTCCAGCTAACCCGGTCGCCGCGTTTCATTTCTTTTTGCCCCCCTTCTTGGGCATGGGCTTTTGCGGCTTGGCTGGTCCGGTGTATTTCGGCATGGTGTGCGCCACTTGGCAATGTCTGATAGCAGGCTAGCGCCATCTGCTGTTGCCCATCCTTTGTCGGTGTAAATCGCTGGCACCCATGCCTCGCCAGCCAATGCCTCAACAGGATCTGAGCTGACCGTAAACAGTCCCTCGTTGCGAAAGTGCCGCAGGTTAGGCAGGTCCATATCGTTTGCGGAGCTGCTCTAAGGTTAACTCTGACCCATCATCACGTACCAGCTTGGCGATGGCATCGCGTGGGCCGTATTTATTGGCAAGCCGGTTGAAGTATGCAACCTTGCCGGGGCCAAGCGCATCAGCCTGTACGCTGCGTGACTGATTAGATAGCCACTCGCCGTAACTCTGGTTGATCGGCACCTGGCCATCCTTGCTGGCGCGGGTTGCAGTGGTGGATGGCGGCAGGATGTCAGGGTCGATGATTGGTACGGTCGTCGAGCGGCAGTTGAAATGCTGCGGCGGCATCGGACCTTTGCCGTATTCAAACTCCTTGCCATCCAGCGCTCGGCAGATTGCGCTGGTGCGAGTGTCGAGGGTAGCAACGTACCTGTAGCGCGGCGTGATGTCTTGGTTGGCCTCGTAAACCTGCTGGCTGGCGGTATTGGCCACTTGGTTAATGCTGGTGCGTATCAGGGCGATGACTTGATTGTCTGCCACTGCTGTTGCCTGCCCGCCTGCAGCGATGAGCTGCCTAACGGTCTTCGCTTCCTCGCCAAATTGCAGGCTGCCGATCAGCCGTTTGGCAATGGCAGGCGTTGGCTCGCCAGTCAGTAGCCCCTGCCGCACTACTTGTGAGAATCGCTCGGCCTGATCGACGGCGATGCCCCGGAACGCCTTGGTGACTACCTCGCCATTAGGCAGCGTGATCGTGGCACCCTGCGCAGCGGTCAGATTAAACGTAGCCGGGGCGCCTTGTACTGCGGCGAATAGATCATCGCTCAATGCCACTACGTTGAGCTGCGTCGGGTCGGTGGTAACAACCGACTGAGCAAACTGCGGGCTGATCTCCACGGTGTTGACCGCATCTCGTGCGCCAGCCGGTAACGCCTTGCGGAGCTGATCGGTCACGAACTCGGATTGCAGCTGCGCGATACCCTGCAGCTCAGTCGCTGTAATCTCCGTTGCATCACCCGCCCAAGTGCCGAGACTGTCCTTTAACTGCGCAAGGATGGCCCGCAGCCTGGCTGCCTTTACGGGTGCAACAAGCTCGTCAATGGTTCGCAGTTGATTAACTGCATCAATGATGATGTCGTTGTAGGCGTTGATAATGCGCCGCGCAACGCTATTGCTATACCTGTTCAGGTCGATGGCGTTGCGGTATAGCGCTTCTGGTGTGCTCACTGCCCATCAGACGGTAGATCTAGCCCCGCATTGGATGTGGCATCCAGCTCTTCGTCTACGTCAAAGTTATCGCCTAGCACGTCGCCTTCGGCCAGCTCACGCAGCAGGGTTTCCTGGCTGATGGTGCCAGCGGTGTAGAGCGACAGCAGCGCAGTGATGTCCTGCGGCTCAAGGCGTGCGCCGAGGAAGTCGCGGTTGACATAGCTGCTACCGGCAGCAGTTGCATTGCCGAGGTATTGCGCGTGAAACTGCAGGCAGTTGTCGATCATGTCTTGCATGTTCTGCGCAATCACCATCATGGTGCTATCGCCCTGGCTGCGATCAATGCGCTTTGCCTCGGCCGTCTCGGCACTCAGCTTCTGGCCTAGCACTGCGGACAGTCCCAGCTCATTGATCTGTAGCGCAAGCTGCTCAAGCCTGCGGAATTGCGCGTCAAAGCTGCGACCGGCTGGCTCGATGTACTCGGCGCGGCCTTCAGCGGGGAATGCGATTGCTTCGCCGGGCCCAGCTGATACCTCCTCGGCTGCTGACGGGAACCCGTAGAACGCCAGCATCGGTACCGCCGAGATGTGCAGTTGGTTGTCGAGATCCGACTGCACCTGATAGGTCTTGAGGTTCAGCTCTGCGATATCCTCCAGCGGCGGGCGGGATTCCATGAAGTCATGGCGCTGCGCATAGGCAATGCTGAATGGGATCCGATTGAGGCTCGTGCGGCCTTCGTCAACGACGGTGAACTCACCGCTGTCGGCCTTGCGATGGATGCGGTACTCGCCAGGCGTCAGCACACGCACCTGCTCGACGGCCTTCTCGCCAAACTCGCCATCTGGCACCGTGACCACTTCCGCCAGCCGCAGCTGAGTTAGCACCTGCCGGCCTTCTTGCGTCTCGGTGCGCCAGCCAAGGATCTGCCGCGGCGTGTAGGTCACCCAGTAGGGTCTGCCGCCATCAGACGGTGCATCCACCAACGTACCAATGTGGCCATATCGCACCATCTTGCGGGCTGCCTCATAGGTCCACACGTTGAGGTCATTACCTTGCAGGTCTACGTCAAACAGCTGCTCACGAATGATGTCAGCGGTGTCGTCCAACCGGACGGGCTTGCGGGTGAGCATGCCCGCCAGCATGCGCTCAAGGCGGATGTAGTACGGCGGACAGACGCTACGGGATAGGCGATTGTCGTAGGACTCATCTAACTCGCGGGGCTCCTGCGGCAAATAGCGGCGATGCTTCTTGCGCATGCCATAGGTGCCCTGCAGCAGATCCTCAATCAGCAGCCAGTGCGGCTCTTGTGCATACCAATTCGTATTTGGGTCGTTGACCTTTGCTACGGTGCGCTGCGCTAGCGGCCGGTCATAGAAGTTGTAACCGCTATACACGAGCGCTAGCCGCTGAGAATGCCATCAGTTTACGGCTTCAGTCATTGATGGGCTGTCTAGTAAAGCCTAATGCCAGTGCTGCGGCCAACACCAGCATGCAACGGGTTGAACTCACGCCACACCAGGTAGCCGAGCGCATCGTTCATGTGATCGAACCCTGCATCCTTGTCAGGTTCGCCCTTGTCGCTGTAGCACTGCAGCTCTAGGCATTCGATCACGCGGCGGCAACCCTGCGCCACCTGCAGCCGCACCTGCCCTTTGCCGTTCTCCAGCAGCGCCTG